ACTGCAAAACGTGCAAAAGGACAAGGTAAGTTAAGCCCAGGAAGTAACTGCGGTACTGCTATACTACTAGCCTTAAAGGAATTCATAAGTCGTGTAAAAACAGATGAAGTTTCTGTGGCCGCAACAAGTGAGTATGTCAAAGACGCAACAACATGTCCTATCTGCGGAAAATATTTGGTAAGAAGTGGCTGTTGGAAATGCCCTAACTGCGGATTTGAAAAATGCGAATAACATGATATAATGTAAACAGTCTTTGACCTCATCTCCTTATAACAGAGCTAATTGAGAATACGTTATCAATTAGCTCTTTTTTATTTGCCCTACAATCGTTTAAAATTTGATAGGTAAGGTGATTACCTTTACAAAAAAGAAAAACCCCACAGGGAACGTTCGCCCTGTGGGGTTTATTTTATTGTTTTTATTATTTATTATCGTCTGGATTTTTAACGTAACGTCCGAAATAATAACCCATAGCCAAGAGAAGAACGTTAATAAACGCTTCCATCGCAACATGTCCGCGCAGCGTCATTGTGACGAATGTAGCTACTAGAATCAGCATAGTTAACTTACGTACTTCAAACAACTGGGTAACTTTTTTAACAAAACCGTCCATACAACATCCTCCTAACTTATTTTTATTGTACGAGTAACAGCATAATACTCAACTTTTTTACCAAAATAGTCTTGTAACACTCTTATATGAACAGGTGTATTCATGGAAGCTCCAATCATGTTAAGCGCGTCATATATACTGACGAAAACTTTACCGTCACGCTGTGTTATTTTTTCTACTGGCTCATAAATTTTACCGTCAACAACTATATTTACCTTATTTAATGTACACTTAACTGCTTTACGTACCCTATCTCTGTCCATCGTAGAACCTGGACAGGCTGTTGCTTTGATGTCTCTGTGAAATAGAATATTGTCTACTGGTATATTATAATTTTCACACAACTTATTTAATAATGAAATCAAAGAATTCCATTGAGCTAAATAAATTTCACGCTTACTTAAATTGCCTATTACAGAAACTCCTATGGAGTTTTGATTATAATAATCAACACCTGCATGGCCGCCTTTCATTGTAAGCGGCCTCCCTTCTACAACCTTACCATCTTTCTCTATTATAAAGTCATACGCTACATCAGCCCATCCATGAGTGATGTGGTAGTTTTTTATTTGTGCAGCATCTTTTTCCTCAGCTGCCGTATGGTGTATTACTATGTAAGACAACGATTGTCTACTCATTACTGTGCAGCCCCTCTCTCAAACACTTTCAAACCAACTGCTATGAGGCTCATTATTATAGCTGACACGAATCCCCACATGATATTGACTTGCACTTTAAGTCCTGACATTTTATCTTGTTCGCTACGTAGTTCGTCAAATCTTTTATCACACATCTCTTTACGTGCCTCACAATCAGGCGCAGTCGCCTTTAAATACTTCATGTCCTGTTGTATTACTATGACGCTATCTCTCAAATCCAACAACAGGTCATAGATTTCTCTTTGTGAAATTACCACTCCTTCATCAATTTTTTTATCCATCTACACTCCTCCTTACCAGCCAAGCGCTTTCTTTTCTTTATTGATGTCTGTCATTGTACGTACATCTATGCCTTGCGCCTTGAGCAGTTTTATAAAATCATCAAGTTGTGCATTGTAGTCATAGTATTCGTACAGTTTCGCCTGTTCAGCATCATATTTGGTAGCAGGTATTGCTCCTGTGGCTGATAGGATGTTAAGTAACATGTTGTCAAACTCTACAGGCGATGTTCTGCCTTTATAGGTTGACTGGTCGCTGAAAGATCTAGCTGCCTTGCTTAAGTCGCGCCCGGCCCCTATCTGTTGTAAAACAAATGCCAGCTTAGCCGGTAGTTTTACACCTAATCCAATGTCTTTCAGCTCACCTTCATATCTTTCTATTGGCTGTCCTGTGAATGTTGATACATTAAGCGGTAACTCTACTAGCGGTGTTTTCAATAGAGGGGAAATCATGTTAAGCACCGCATTAGCAGGACTTTCTGCGAAATCGCTAAGTGTTTCTGATGGCAGTGATGGGGTGAAGAAGACACCGTCGAAAGGTAACCCGAATGCCCTGTCTCTAAAATAAGAGGGCATCAGTTCCCTATCCTCTTCAGGTACTCCTGCCAAGTTCATACTAGCTTCCTGCGCCCTGATTAAGTTCATGTATTTATGAGGCTGTGTGACAAGAGATTTCAACTGTAAAGGTAAATTCTTTCTTGTGAATGTGTAAAACGGTACTACTGTCTTAATGCCACGCTCGAATTTAGTAATATCCGTATAATCAAACAGATGTGTACGCACATGCTCAGCTGCTTCTTTGACATTATTACCGTTCTTACTAAGTCTATCAATAAACAGGGCTAGCTTGGCGTTTGTTTCCATCTTGTCGCCTACTTTACGCGCAACATTTACACCACCTTTAATCTTTTCTGTGAGCGGCACAGACGCACCTGTCTTCTTGCGACGTATTTCATCTGCGGCTTCTTTAGCAGTACGTCTGACATCTCCGTACATTTCACCAAAACCTTCAAGTCCTTCTCTCCTGAAAGCATCCAGTAGTTCATCAGATGTCATACGTATACCGTACCTTCTGAGTACAGAGTCCATGTTCCTACCTGCTTGAAGCGCACCAGCTACGCCATATTTAGCAACATCTGTAAGCCCGCCAAGATAAGCGGTAAACACGTTTCCGAACAGGTTTGTCAAATACCAAGCGGGACGTAATGCTGTTACACTAAGTTTCCACATATTCTGTACTTTGTTCCAGGTATCCAGAAACGCCCCTAAGTTCTCATCGTTAGTAAGAATCGAGTCCATGTTTTTAATGGCGCGTGCTATCTCTGGATGTATTGCGTAACCTTTAGGGTATCCTGGAATACTGTCAGTTTTTATCCAGCCACTCTCTAATAGACGGTTAGGATCTGCACTGTCCGTAGGATTATCTCTTATCTTGCGAAGTAAACCTTTAGTTTCTAAGTCTTTAGCAAGCTGAGTTCTAACTATATTCCTAGCCCCATCAAGTTCCCTTGCTACCTGGATTGCAAACGCATCTTTACTTGGGCGAATAACAGGGTTGAAGTCTAATCTGTCTACCTCAGTAACGCCAAGATTCTTAGCGCGGCGAAGCAGATCATCAAAATTCACTGTCTTTAGATAGTCTGGATTTTCATTTATAGCTTCACGAATGTTTTGTACGAACATTGGAGCCTTACCTGACCGTTCCACAGCATCAATAAGCATTTCTTTGTTTTCAAGTTCTAACTTCTCAGCTATCTTCTCAAGGTCGCGGTAAGTTTGTACTGTACGTTTTTTATGCGCGCTTATGTTAGGACTTAAAAGCCGGGCCATCTCAGGGTGTCTACGTAAGAAACTGTTTATCTGCTTAGGCGTGCCTTCAAAGGTATGATAAATATAGTTAGGAAGGCGCATGTGTTCTGGTATATCTTCCAAGTCAGCTAGTTCCTTACTGCGAGTCTCTAAAAAATCAAGCCCCTGCCTGAGATAGTTCTCGTATTCAAGATTACCTCCGGCTATTCTGCGAATTTCCTGTTCAGCTCTAAACTTAACATCGTCTATTACTCTACTAGCATCCTCAGCAATAGCTAATTTCTTTTGAATCTTAGTGAAATCAGGAGAACCCACCACAGCCTGTTGCAGTTGATTGCGTAAATCAATAATCTCGTCTTGTAATTTTTGCGGCTGGTCCAGTGTTCCTGTAATAACTTTACCTGCCCTACTCAGTGCTTTAGCACTGTATTGTCTCGCCGCACCTCTAAGGTTACGTTGTTCTTTAACAAGCCGTCTGTACATATGAACAGGGGCTTCACGCAAATATATTAAATCAGCAGATTCTTTAGCCCCTATTCCAGCTAAAGGTGTATCTTCAAGGTTCTTTATAAACTTTTCTTGTAAATAGTTGGTTTTTCTTGCCGAATCAGCTACTAAATCCATGCCTTCGCGCAACAAGGCTTTCCCTTCCGCGTGAGAGGTTACACCTTCGAGTCCAGACGGGTCATACCCATGCTTTACAAAACGGTTGTTTAGAAGACTTCCAATAGTATCATAAACCTTAGTAGTTGCGCGTCCTATATTAGCTGTGTCAGTACCAATGCTACCTATAGCCCTTCCTAATGCACCGGCTATACCAGAACCTTCATCAACATCAAGATGTCCTGTACGGTTAAGTCCTTTAGACATTACACCTTTACCGAAGTCTTTCATGGCAGGGATGAGAAGTTCATTGATAGGTCCATGTTCTATTACATTAGCAACTTTAGTAGGCGCGCCGACAGCCCTTGCACCTTTAGCTAATCCTTTAGCTAATGCTCCTCCGAACCAATTCAGAGGGTCGAGGGCCATCTCTGCTATAAATCCTCCAACAGACTTTCCGATAGGGTTGCTAACACCAGATATACGCATCAAATCTTCACCTGTTACCGTACGCTCTCTGGTCAAGCCCTGCTGTAGCCCTGTGAAGAAGTCTCTACCTTTTGCTAAATCGTAAATTCCTGTTCTTACTGCATTTCCGCTTCTATCAAGATAATCGAACAATGTTCTTAAAATGCTACTGTTAGAATGTGGAGCTGGGACTTCTCTCCCAGCATCCACTATCCGTTGCTGTTTCAAGTCTATTAAATGAGATACGTCTTCAAGAGGGTCGTCTTGTTTCTTGTAGAATTTTTGCAGTTCTGGGGATACATACATGACGTATCACTCCTTATTCTCCGAATAGCCACCTGTTTAAATCATTAATAGTGAATGTTTTATTTAAAAATGACAAGTCTGGTCCTTGCGTAAAGGCACTCGCTCCAGTAGTAATGAAATCTCCTAATGTATCAAAAAATCCACGATACGACGAAGTATCCTCTGGAGCAGGAGCATATCGAGCCCATGCTTGTTTAGCCATATTAGCTGCTTCATCATCTAACAGTCCGAGGGATTTATAATAGTCAATTAAACTATTATATTTGCTATACACTTGAGCGCGTTTTTCAGGGTCTGTGATTTGTTCGATTTCCTTTCCCCACTCTATCATAAATGATAATGGCGATGCTGAAGATGCGCTCTTGCTACTAGCTGACATTTTAGCCAATTGTTCTTTCAACGCTCTATCAGCAACATCTGCTTCTTTTTGATATTCAAGTTGTCGATTTTGTAAATCTATAAGACTATTTTGGTAATTTTGTGTATTAAGCATATTTTGTTTAGCTACAGTAGGATTACCGTAAAACTCGCCAAGGGCATTACTTATGTCAAAGCCTAATCGCTCATTAAACTGTCTAACCATTTCATTGTAATTGCGGTCAGTATTATACTGGTTAAATAGTTGCTGTTGTTCCTGTAAACTGATACCAGCCATCTGCAAGGCTTCCTGTAATGCTCGTTTACTAAGGTCAGCGTTCAATGCCTCTACCATTTCACGTTCAGTTTCAGTTTGTATGCCGCTGTTCCAGACACCACGCTGCTCACCAAGCACGGCCAACTTACCAAGCCCTTCCTTTATTGCGTTTTCTAAATAAGGCTTTTGAGCATTTATAGACTGTTGAATGTAGTCCTTAAAATCATTTCCGCTTTGGAATCGCGGTGTCATTTGCACAGGTGGAGCTTGGTACATGGTCTGTTGCATCTGCATTTGTGGTATCTGTTGTATAGGTAACTGTGGTTTTAAAATTTCTTCTGCACTAGGTAAAGTATAACCTACACGTTGTGCATCTTGCGCCAACCTTGCCATCAGGTCAAGGTCGTTATTTCGTACAGCTTCTATCCAGCGTTGAGTTTGTCCTTGAATGTACTGATTCGCACCACCTTGCCAGGACGTGTTAAGATAATCCATATGCGAATTACCTGTAGAAGAAGATGTTTGTGATTGCACGTTTCCGGGTAAAGTATAACCGACACGCTGTGCATCTGCTATTAAACGGTTCATTAAATCTGTGTCGCCTTTTCTGGCGGCTTCCATAAACCGCTCAGCTTGGTCTTGTGCGTACTTAGCATATCCTCCTTGATAAGTACGATTTAAGTAATCTTGATGTTCATTATAAGAACTTCCACTAGAACTACTAGAACTTCTACTAGAACTTCCGCTAGAACTACTAGAACTTCTACTGGAACTACTAGAACTACTAGAACTACTAGAACTGCTACTGGAACTACTGGAACTACTGGAGCTATCAGAAGTATAAGTGACTGTAACAGGACGTTGCCCGGAGTTTGCTATTTGTTCTGCTTCTTTACGAGAATACCCCATGCTGTATAAAACATCAGCGTAACTCAATTAAACCGCCTCCTTTAGATAAATTCAGTAAAATTAATTCTCTCGCCAACAAAGGCAATGTTGCCTTGTTTCACTTTATTGTAGATTTCTTGCACTTTATACCACGGTGTAATAAAACCTACATTATTTATAGGTATCGTTTTTTCAGCATCGGCCCATAACACCACGAAAGTGGGTAAACCAATTAACTCACCAAGATAATTAAAAGCCCCCCCTCCTGAGTTCCCCGGGTTAATAGCCGCATCAGTCTGTATCCATTCCGTAGAGCTTATTACCCGTTTGACACAGGTTACAACTCCTTTGGAGGCGGTATCTGTGTACCCTAACGGATTTCCTATGCAGTAAACCTCATCCAGCAGCTCTATGGATTCCGCAAATCTAATAGGATTTAGTAATGCAGGGTCCGCATTGACCTTAATTATTGCTATATCCTGAGAGAAATCTCCATACAAAACCTTAGCATTAAGGCCAGCACTAGGCATTCCATCTAGGATTACCTGAAGACTCTCCCAGGGGTCTAACCCATCCATGGCAACATGTACATTTGTAGCGATATGCCCTTGTTTGTCCAGGACCACCCCGCTGCCGAGTGAAGTTAAACCATCGGTTCTTTTTCCCTTGATAGTAACAACAGAGGGGAGCAGACCTTTTATAAGTTCTGATTCACGTTGCCTGTACTTATCAATAAGGGCCAATGCTTCCACTCTGGTCACAGGGTTTTCTGGCCGGAAGGTGCCATCCTCATAACCATTAACAGCCTTCATTTTGAGTATCCTTTGTAAGAAAGAATAGTACCATTTATCAGGGGTTACATCTTTAAACATACACATCTCCTCCTAAATAAAGAGGTGACTACTGCCCGAGAAAGGAGTAATCACCTCTTTTATATTTGATTTTATTACGCATTTTAATCCAACTATGCACCTGTGCCCGCCCCGATAAGCCCAGCTACGGCGAAAAAAGCAATGCCGTACTGGGCGAGTTCAGGGCCGGGCATATGCGTCACCTCCTGTTATGTCATTGAGATTCATTGAGATTCATCGAATGGCGACCTTATAAGCTCTGAAGCTTCGTATGGTGTAGGGTCGTATTCAGGCTCGTTACCTTCTGCAACCCATTGTTTATATGCATCCCATTCTGGAGTTCCAGGCTTAACTATTTCTCCAGTCTCCAAATTTTTTACACCTTCCCTACTCACAAAGTACATAATCGAGCCACCTCACTTAGAGAGCTGTATATACATCAAACGTTACATAGCCCACCGAGCTACCACTACCCACCACTCTAACGCCCCGTAAACTTACACCGCTGGTAACCGAGACCGCACCACCATGTCTAGCAATACTAACTACGCTCTTTGAGGTATCTGCTCCATAGTACACAGTGTGGTCTGTGTCTCCATCATCATAGCAGGCAGTAGGTATATAAATCGTGTTGGTGTTAAGTCCATGGTCAAAGGTGCCAGCTCCATTACCCACATTAACGGTAGTCTTGCTGAATTTAGAACCATCCGCAAGCGTGGTAAGAAGAGTGCTCCTTCTGGACTGAATTGGGGCATATACTGCCTGGGCAGCAATTGCGGATTTGCAAATTGCATTCATGGCCGTAGCCGAGGCAGCCACCGCATCCATGGCCGTAGCCGAGGCAGCCACCGCATTCATGGCCGTAGCCGAGGCAGCCACCGCATTCATGGCCGTAGCCGAGGCAGCCACCGCATTCATGGCCGTAGCCGAGGCAGCCACCGCATCCATGGCCGTAGCCGAGGCAACTACCGCATTCATGGCCGTAGCCGAGGCAGCTACCGCATTCATGGCCGTAGCCGAGGCAGCTACCGCATTCATGTCGGCGTAGTCAGCCGGGTTGAGGCCAGCCTCACCGGCCACGAACTTGCCTATCGCCATACTGGAGCCAGCCACGATGTTGAAGGCAGTGGAGCTATTACGGATAGCGTTTCTGGCCGTCGCCGAGGCCGCCACCGCGTTCATGACCGTCGCCGAGGCAACTACCGCATTCATGGCCGTAGCCGAGGCAACTACCGCATTCATGTCGGCTAAACTCTTAAATTCATCAAACGCTGGCCCTATTAGGTGACGTAATAGCTTACCAGTTTGCGAGTTAGCATCTGCGACAGCAAACGCGTCAACGATGTTGTTCCCTATTAGGCCAGCCACCAGGTTGCCAGCCAGGTCTCCTCCAAGCGGTACAAATATAGACACGTTATACTACCTCCTCGTAGATAATACCCCATTCTCCGTTTTGAATGGCTAATCCCCAACGGTATACCTTCCCCGTACTGGGGTCGGGTGCCCTATGTGGCATATTATCTGCCAAATGTGCAGTAATGGTATCATCAATCTGCTTGACCGTTTTGGTGTTTCCCACTCCGGCCAGGGCATTTACAGCAGCGTCGGCATAATTTTGGGCAGCAGCTTGAGCTGCGTCTGCTTTGGTCTGAGCTCCGCTTTGCGTTTCCATTGCAGCCTTTTCAGCGGCAGTCAAATGCAGGTAGTCCCCGCTGTTCAGCCCAGATAAAGCATTATGCTCGCTTACGCCACCCTCTAAAAAGTAAGCCCAATATGTTGCATTGCTTGGGTCAATTCCCTGGCAAGCCTGCAGGCAATAATAAGCATCTCCTTGGTACGATACAACATCGCCAAAGGTATAATTCACCAATGGATCATATGCACCTCGCGGTGACAATGTGGCCCCCTTTTCCCCTTTTTGGGCTATAAGCTGCCAATATGTTGAATTAGTGGGGGCATTACCTGTAGTTTCTTGCTTGGCAATATATGAAGACCCGTAATAAGTGACAATGTTTCTTGGCTGGTATGTGGTTGACGGGTTATATTCTCCTTTTGTAACCAAATTTCCAATAGCTGCCTGACGTGCAGCTTCATTGGAAATACGTGTATTCTCGTTCGCAATCCTTGTGTTTTCGTTGCTAATCCTTGTATTCTCAGCAGTAACACGATCACTTTCAGCTGTGACTCTGTTGGCTTCGTTGGTTTCCCTTATGTTTTCGTTAGACACACGAGTATTTTCCGCGCTTACTCTTGCATTTTCGGCTGTAACTCTGCCGCTTTCCGCGGTGACGCGTCCGCTTTCTGCTGTCGCTCTGGCGCTCTCCGCAGACGCACGACTGCTTTCTGCCGATATCCTGGCCGCCTCGTTAGACTCCCTGGTATTTTCACTGGCAAGGCGGGCATTCTCGTTTGCTATCCTTGTATTTTCTGCGCTTACCCTTGCATTTTCCGCAGCCACACGTTGGCTTTCTGCTGTATTAAGATCGACCAGCAGCTGCTGCAAAACAGGATATTCTTCCTGTGAAGGGACCGCCGAACCGTCATTCAGTTGTCCACGCACCTCAAAAGAAAACTGGGTAGATGTAATCCTGGCCGCGCCATTGTCGGAATATACCTCAACAGTGGCCCGGACAATACCGGGATAAGTTAAGCATTGCTGGTGAAGCACATAACTTATCTTCCCTGCTTTTGCGTCCAAAATGGTGGCTGTATCAACAACAGCGTTTCCATCGGCTTTCAAGCAGGTAAAAGTTACATTTGACGCGCCAGTCAAATCAAACGGCTGTCCATCATGTGTAAGAGTAATAATCAGCTTATTCCCCTGCACGTCCTGCTCGACAACGACAAAAACAGGGGACATTTCGCGGTTTTTCAAAGGGATTGTGAGATAGTACTGTTTTTGGAGCGGCAAAATAAATCACCATCCTTTACACAAAACATGACAAGGCTCATAAAACCTTGCCATGTGAAACTCCAAGCATATGCCAGTATAAGATGTAATTAAGACAAAACGGTCCTGTTCTCCTCAAATTTCTGCGTCAATTCAAGCTGAAAATTTGCTGCTTCGGCAAGCTGCCTTTCAGCCTGGTCTATGGCCAGATACACAAACCGCGGAATATATACCGTCTCGCCGCGCTTGATCAGCCATATCTTGCCGTTTACCTGAACCGAAATATCGTCTTTATACTTCTTGCTGTCCTTGAAAGCCCTGAACGGCACCCTTTCATTCAGGTAAGAAACAACCTCTTGCGGGTCGGCGCCTGCCTTCTCATCAGGCGCTTTCTTGCTATGCACCACCTGGACAACCGGCGTGGTCTTTTCTTTCAAGGCGGCCTCAAGCCTTTGATTAATAATAGCTTCAAGTTGATCCTCGGAAATGCTGATTTTTCTCTCTTTCTTTTCGCCTTTTTCAGCGTCCATAAATATCAACTCCCTTGATTTTTATAATAGGAATACGGGGGCAGAGATAAATCCGCCCCCATATCTAATTAATTCGCACCGCTTTCAAAAGGAGTACACACCTCATTACGGACCATGTATTCCTGCACCAGGATTTCCGCAACTTTAGTAGCCTTCCAGCCGGAAGTTGCGCGCTGGTTGAGCGGGTCGGCAGTACCGGCAGAACCAAGCTGTTTAATGATGGTTTCTAGGCCGCCACCTTCTACCTCGGTTACGCCATAAGCATTTTTCCCGATGAAAAGCACTGAATATACATCGCGGCCTTTAGCGCCGGCTTCGCCAGGATAGATAATGTCACTGGCAGCAGGATCATGAGTAGAAGTTTCGCTGATAGTAATAGTTGCACTTCCCGCGCTCCCGGCAACCGCACTGGCGACAGTATACAAATACCCGTCAACAATAATCTTCCTGCCAACCAAAGCCGCAGCATCAGCCGAGGACAAAGCTTCAGCAATAGTGATAACTTTCGACATATACGAAGCTACAGTCAACGTCCTGGAAGTCGATGTCAAATCGGCCGCATGGAATATTTTTGCTTCGGTAGTCTCCACAAAGCGAACACCATGAATGCGGCCAATCTCTCCAGCGAAAATGTTTTCGGAACCGGCATATTCGTTGGCGCTCACCCACTCGTCATCTTTGGTAAGGCTGTATACCACATCGGGATGGACAATTGCCACGTAGTTTTTGCCATCCACCGGCTGAGCTTTCCCATTTTTCAGGGTCCGCACTCCTAGGCGAACATTTTCCACTCCGAAATAATCATTTCCGGAGGCTTCCCCGCCTACAAGCAAGTAACGCGCCAAGCGGTTGCCCTGGCCGTAAATGACGTTGGTCCCGCCGTTAATAATGTCCCTGACGACAGTATCCAGGGTTTCTCCCGCTTGATTCCCCAAAAGCTCCGTAGCTTGCACTAGGTTGTCGTCAATGGCGGTCAACTCCAGCATATCGGAAATAGTGATATAGTCGCCAAACTGGCTAACCGTCGCTTCAACCGTGGTGACATTCAGGCTCTTGCCCTGGGGAGTAACGCCCTCAGTCAAAGGAGTAAGAGCTTTGGGCAGCGGGCTGTACTTCCGAAACTCAATGGTTTTGCCCTTATTCTTCGGAATGGGCTTCTTCTGGCCAAATTGATCATGGACCAGCTTCGGCTTTGCATTGTCGATCAGGTACATATCATAATAAGTTTTCATTTCCGGGGACAGGTCTTGCCCTGTGCCGGTCTGCGTGGTCGTGTTTACAGGTCCAGGGACCGTATCAAACAATCTCAGATTGGTAGTAAACAATTTGAACGGGCTGATAAAAAGCCCAGGAATACCGGCAAATTGATACATACAAAATCCCTCCTTGATTTTTTTGTTTGTCAAGAAGGGCTAAAATCTGATTTTTTCGCCCCTCTTGACACGTTCGGCGATTTCCCGCCTATCTTCAGCGGTAAGTTGTATAACAGAAGATTTGTGGATTACCCCGGAGGAAGGTTTTGCACCCACTTCCGGTGGCCGCATAGTTCCGGCCCTAATGGCTTCCAGCGTAGCACTTTCTGCCCTCTTAGCCGTTTCAGCCTGCGCTTTGCCAATCAATTCCTCATGAAAAGCGGCAAGATAAGCGGCTTCAACTTCAATTCCTGATTCAAGCAGTTTCAAAAATTTTGGACCATACTTCGGGTGTTCAGCGGCAGCCCGCAAATCAAAATCAGGATATTTCCCCGGTTTTTCAGGAGTACCGCGCATGATGGCGGCTTCCTGCTGCCATTGGGCCACTTTTTGATTTATGGCTTCCATTTCTTTTTCAGCTCTAAGTTTCTTGTTCTCATTCTCAAGCTGTAGCTGTCGCTTGTATGCTTCCGGCGACATACCGGCCTGCTCGGCCAGGTCCGGCAATACCTCATCTTCCAGCTTGGCATTGAGATCGGCGATACTTTTTGCGCCGTATCTCGTCATGAGCAGGTCAATAACAGGCTGCACCTCGTTCAAACGCGACTCTAAAATCTTAGTCTGCTTGAACCGCTCGTCGATAATCTTTTGAGTATGGGCGGCAAAAAGGTCTTTAAACTCGCCTCTTACCAGCTTATAGTACGTCTTTTCCTTTTCCTCCGGAGAAAGGTTGGCATACTGGCTGCCAATATCGGCATCTTGCTTATCTTTTTGCCCTTCCTTTTGTTTTTGCCCAGGAGTGGTCTGGACAGAAGCTGGCACATTGGTATCGTCCACTTTGCCATAGATAACCTTGGGCTTGTCCGTACCTTTACCAGCTTTGGGCGCTGTACCTACTGTACTTTGGCCCGTACTCCCGTCAGTTGTGCCTGTGCTTGTCGCTGCCCCTGTACTAGCCGCCCCGGCAGCAGCCCCATCAAACAGGGTTAGGACCGTTGGCAGAAGGACATACTTTTGGGTTTTCTCACTCTTTAACATAATACTTTCTCTCCTTTTTTAAAAAATCGCCGTCTTTCCGGTGTGCCAGGGCCTAGCCCATATGAGAAAAGAGAGCATAGGAAAGCTAATTCCTGCTGCTCTCTTCAATTACATCGTCTTTCCGATGAGTCAATGACTTATTACTCATGTTTGCTGCAAACTACAGCTACTGTTCCAGAACCGCCTTTTCCGTTATGTAGCGGATATGTGTTTATAGCTTGCATAGCCTCTTCAAATCCTTTTTTGTCCGGGCATTCCTCAGCTCTTTTACAGTTATAACATGTGTTTACCATTAACCATGTCATAACATTCGACTCCTTTCGACAATTTTCAACCACATTATACCACATTTTCAACTTTTACGTGGTTGGGATATCCAAGCGCAATCTGTTTAAGGCCAATTAATATGGTTTCAAAAACGATATTTACGGCATGTTTTTTGCCTTCATCACGGACCGGGACAATTCTGACCTCTAAAGAACCCGTGGTAATCTCATTTTTGATGTACTCAAGGCCATGGATATTTGCCAAAGTACCCATGAGAGCATAACCCAGCGCGGACACACCGGCGCAAACAGGGTCATTGCCTGGATTGTACCCGGCATGGCCAGTAATTTTTAAACCAGTGAATCCTTTCTTTTCGTTGTACCTATAGGTAATGTATATCCCATTACCTTCCTCTATGTCGCAAGGAATATAAGTTTTGGCGAAAATATCAGGCTTGCAGGGATAAAACTCACCATTTACACCCTTGATAATAAAGTCACCCTCTCGCGCTATGTGTATTCCTTCCAAGGTTTTGATCCTTAGTCCCATGGTGTTAGATGTTTGCCCATCCGGTAACTCCTCGAAAGTCTCATCATTTAACCATACGCCTTTATCAAAATATTTTGGGCTGATAAAGTCACATACCTCATTCCAGTTTTGCCAATTAAGCTGTATCGCTTCAATTACAACCGGGGCTTTACGATACCTTTTGATATTACTCATTACATTCTACCTCCCAGATTAGTTATACTGCAGGTCCTCCCTGTTGTTTTAGCAATTCCTCGCCGCCCAAAAGTCGGATAATCTCCCACATCTTGGCCATTTCTTGTTGCATGGCCGTCGTTTGTTGCTGGAATTGCTGCAGCAGGTCGCCATTCTCGGCTATTTTCTGCAATATAGTTTCTTTGCCCTCGAAGTTCATCATTTCCAAGGCAATTTTAGCTTCAGGCGCGCGTTGCGGAGCGAACATGCCTATCTGGAACATCTCTTTAGCCATTTCGTTGTACAAAACGGTTGAAAACGGGGATTTCTTCTCTGGTACAATCGTCACATCAAAAACCGGTTTCCTGTATTTCGGCCGGTAGTTTTTGTCCTGGATGAATGTCTGGGTATCAAGATCAAATATCATGCCTTCATTCGGGTATGCTGGAGGTAGTGGCTGAGGAACAATACCGGCATTAGTATACGTCACATATTGATATTGACCATTCTGTCCGGTGATACGGAAATCCCTTTCCTTATCATAGAACTGCCTAACCAGCTCGATGGTTTTATAAACCATGCTGGTCAGGTTTTCATACGTCATGCCTATCATATCCCTCGACAATTTATTCCCGGCCTCTTGCAGGGCATATATCGCCCTGGCCGCCGTCACGCCTTTCCCGCCTTCGCCACTTGCAAACACGTCATTGGCAGTGATCTCTTTCATCTCTTGGATTTTGTTTTGCCTATGCTGCGCGATGAAAGGATCAAGCGGCTTGGCTTGGAACATACGGATATATTCTTCATTTAACGGGCCATCAACTTCAATGATGTCTTTCGAAAAATCAACAATATCATCCTTCGATACCGAACCGCCGCGCTTAATAAACCAGCGCATCTTCCCAGCAATCAAGGCGTTTTTGGATATAATCTGATCAAGTTTGTCAATATACATCTGCGGATTCTTGGCCAGGTCTACCAGCCCAAAACCGGTCGGATAGCCTTCCTCAGGGAACAGAACATCGAAATCCACAGGATATTCGCCGTGGTCATATATGCCACGGTCTTTGTATTGTTCGTCCTCCATGCTGTTGTAAAGGACCGTGCTGCCCACAAACTTGACCAGGTGCAGTTGTATCCGCCCGTCATTCCCGCGCCGGCGCATATACCAGTCCACAACTACACTTTTTTTGGTGATGTCTATATGGTCGTCATATGCGTACTGCTTGGGGTCTATAATCCGTTTGCCCTTGATGATAGTAGTATCATCAAGTATGTTGGCATAAGTGTCGGCCAGGACTTCATCATCTTCCAGTCCTATGATAAAGAAATTGCTCCCGTCCTGGATATCCTTCACTCCCGGCTGCCAGGCCAGATTAAGAAGATCAAGCCTTGTCACAACTATATCGCCCATCCCCTCCAGCTTCTCCGCATCCCAGAATTGGCCATATGGCACGCAGCCATTCAGTAGCTTGTACCACCAACCATTTGCATACGTCCTGCGGAAGCGGTTGGAATCATATATTGCTGGGATGATTTTTGACAGCATCTCAGCTTCTTTTTTGTCAGCTTCTTTCCGCGGCAAAACGTTGAACGAAGGATAATTGTCCATCGCGTCTGCGTGTTTATTTGCGATCATGTTGAAAAGATACATAGTGACAGGCTCCGGGTCGTTTTTTCGAAGCTGGCTTCGGAATAAATCCCAATGCCGCCCCTTCCACCACTTGTGATTCTCGATGATCCGCTGGTCAAGCTGCTCTTTGCCGGCAAAATACTCCTTCAGTATTTTTGCCCCCTCAATTGCAAGGTCAATGTCCGTAGAAGTGTTCTTTTTGGCCTTCTCGATTGATACATTATAGCCAAAAACGCTAATCTTTCTTGGCATTTTTGCCCCTCCTCTCCTATGTTCTCATAAAGCCGTAGTGATCTCTAACTGGCTCAGTATCTAATGGGTTGTATGGCTGCTCTGTAATACCCACACTTGGCGGTGCTGGTATCGGGTTATCCATAAATAGGTATCTGGCCTCATCGTAGCAGTGGTCCTCTCCAGATGTATCCACATCCTCTACATCATGATCATCATAAACGAGCGTTGGGATCGTGCGATTGAAGCCCTTGTTCCAGCTAAAGCTATACATCATGGGATAACCGTTCTCATCAAAAGTCAAGCGGTAGTGAAACTGCATTTTGCCGGGAATACGTTTATTATCGCCCGGCTCCCAATACACGCCATAATTTTCAAAAGTCCAAGCTATACTTTCTCCGGTGTCACGCTGGAATATGGCCGGATCTGCAATTCCACGGAAGTGTATGCCCTTGTAATATTTGTCCTCAATCTCCTTTATCTTTTCCGCAACCTGTCCAGGGGTCCAGCGCAGGCCCCGGTCAGGTTCATTGGTGCAGCCGTAAAGCTCGCGCTCGCGGTATAGCCGCCCGTCATGGTCCATAGCCCACCAACCGACGGAAAACGGCCTTGTATAGCCCCAGTCCAGCGTCCGAAACCGTTTCCACTCGCGTGGGACAAGAAACGGGCTGATAACATGCGTCCATTGGCGGTCCTTGTAATGGGTTGGGTCATCTCTCCACTCAACAAATACCTGGCCCTGGAAAGTGTTCCAATCACCAAACAGCAGGGCCTTTCTTTCTGCCTCCGGGAGCTGTGCCAGAGCTGCAATATAGTTGGGGTCGTTATTGAGGAGAATCGGGTTATCGAACACTGTGGCCGGGATAAATACCCGGTCTTTAACATACTCCCTACCGGCGACTTTTACCCTGGCTATGTATCTCTTAAAAGGCTGCATTGATAAAATAAACCGTAGTTTTACCCATCCGTGACCAATTCCACCAGGGTTTCCTGTAGCCGCTATGCTTACGTGAGTCCCTGGGCCCCCTGGCCGGTTACGAGAAAACATATAGGAGTATTCGTCCCATGTAAAATGCGTAAGCTCGTCAAAGTTTATTTCATCGAATCGCTTCCCCTGATATTTAAACCGGTCCTTCTTGTGCTGCATTGAACCAAAGTAAACCTTGGCACCAGAGGGGAAGGTCCAGACGTGCTTGTTGTCATTGTATTTGGCCGCAGGAAAAGCCTTCTTATAAAGCTCAAGACTCCTGTCAATGAGCTGTGACGCTTCCGGGAAGGTTTTACGGAAAATGATGGCCCGGAAATGCGGGATATGTACCTGTCGTAACGGTCTAACAATGATGGCGTCCGATTTCCCGCCACCGGCAGCCCCACCATAAAACACCTCTGATTCAGGACGGGAAAGGAAAATGCGCTGCTTTGGCTGTGGGGTCCATATTACTTTAGCCACTGTCCTTTCCTCCCTGGCCCTCCCTGGGGCACGTCCATATCTAATATTCCCAGTTCAATTGCGTCCTCATCTGGTTCCGCCATTGCCGGAATTTCAATAATGCCGCTTTCTTCTTCATCTTCATTACCAATACCAGCAGACTTTCTGGCAATCTCCAGCTTTTCTCTCTCAATCTGTAGCCGTTGTTTAGCTTCTTCATCCAGGATCCCCTTAATTGTGCGAGAGAGGCGAGTTGCGGCCTCTAGTCCAGCTGCAAGGTCTTTGAGACGGCGGGTGTCAACGGTATCAAATTCCTCCTCGATTAACCTTTCATCAAAATTCCCTTTGCCGTAGCCAGTTCTTAATTTGACAATATGCCGGTTGAATTGCTTTGGGTCCTGTAGGATGGAATTAGCCAGGCGGATAATTGCAGCCGCTGCCTGGTCTGCCAGAATCATTTCCTCGGCCATTTTTTCAGATTGTTTTTCCTGGGCCTTTTGTATAGCCTTGGTAAATGTTTTGTTGTGATAATCCGCGCGTAGCTCCACCCAGTTTTCCTTCTTACCACGCTGGCCAATAGAATACAGACTAACACCATATTTTTTTTGTAAATCTCTGTAAGAGAGATTGTTTTTAATAAAGTCCGTTTTTATCTTGGTCCAAGGGATTTTACGCTTTTCAATTGTCAAGGTAAAACCCCCTTTCTACAAATTTCGACATTTACAGCTTGAGTATACCACATCACAAAAAAAATGGGGGTTGTCAGCCCCCTATTAAATTTGATTATCCTTCTTTCTTCGATATTCCGCAGCTGCAGGACAGGTTGCAAAATGACTTTCATAGCCATAATCGGTATAAAAGCCGTTTTCTACCTGTTTGCCGGTAACAACTTCTCCTTTATCAGTAACAATAGTAGTATCACTATCCTTGGCATCAGCTAATATTAACTTTCTAGTGGTATTTACCGGCATTAGTCGGCCTGCATGTGTTCTTATCCAATAGATATCTGCACCACAACCCTTGCATTTTCCTTTAGGTAGTTGTTTTGTCAGTTCTTTCACGGTCACAACCTCCTTATCTTCACTTCTACCCTGGGATTCTTCGGGTCCACATCGAACGTATCGTTAAAGCCGGCGATTTGCTTCCATCCGTCATTCTTTATAAGCCCGGCTCTCTGAAAACCATCTAAAATAAACTTTTTCCCTGCCGAGATATTGTCTAAGTCTCGCTTTTTATTTGGTTCAAACCATGTTATATCCAATTCAGCTCTTTCAAAAGGTTTTAACATTTTTGCTGGCCATGCTACTGCATTTGTATATGTTTCCTTTAAGTCTCTGTAATTAGACCAATGACCTTTTGCAGCATCTATAATCTCATTTAGCCCTGGGAGCTGCATAGGTATTACTAATTTATCGTTCATGGTAGACTTCACCTTGCAGATACAGGTTTTAACCTATGCTGGTTAAATTTATGACCGCACCTCTTACAAATATAACTTTTACCATCTATCCAGGCTTCGGTATTTACTTTATATTTATCCCAAGAACAGTGAGGGCAAACTTTAAGCATTGGTTGTTTCCTCATTGTCCCTAATACCTCCTTAATTTTTTTTAAAAAAAAGAAAGAGAAAAATGACCCCTGTCTTTATACAATAGACACAACTTCCTTTACCACGCTCTTTTATATATTTCTTTATATATTTATTTAATATTTTCTTTCGGCAGCCTCTCAGCCATACTGCCGCAATTGGTACAAGGAACCTAGAGTACACCATTTGGTGTAGGGAGAGTACACCATTTGGTGTACCCAGAGTACACCATTTGGTATACCCTAAGAGTACACCATTTGGTGTACCCCGAATTGGAATAATATGGTTTATCCACAGGGTTATCCACAACATATCCACAGAATTATCCACAGAATCCTTTTGACTATTATTGATGTTCATGGACAATCAAAAGGGAATATCTTCATCGTATTTTAAATTGTCCGATAGAACTTTAAGACATAAAACCTGTTGATGAATTAGGTGACACATATCCACCTTTTCCCTGTGAGTCCGGGAGAAAACCACTTGTAAGAGGTTATCATTTAAATTACTGATGATATTGTCCAGCCGTTCTTTTACGGCCTTTCTTCTTTCATCATCCATAGAGTTTTACGCCTCCTTGCTAATCTTCATCTCAGGATACATTTTGCTGACCATGTCAGCCAACGAAGTACCGGGATATCGCTTGATACAGTCAGCGGCAAAACAATGATCATTGCAAAAACGGAGTTCCGGCCCTACTTTTTAAAAATTCCTTTTATCCATTTTTCTCTTTTTCCTTTAGTCATCAATCCAATTTCCCGGCTTGTCAAAGGTGGAAGTGTCGCAGCCTTTTCAATGTCCCAGCCACTTTTTACTCTACGCCGAAACGTATCGTATGGAATACCATTGTTCTTTGCCATTTCCACGTATTCACGAGGATATACACGGCTTTTTTCATAAGCTTTTATGGCCTGTGCTTTCCGATCCTGGAGTTGCTGCGTTGCTGCTCTTTCCGGGTCCCAGCCGAGCGTATTGACTCGCCATAAAAAAGTCCTGTAACAAATACCGTTCTGCTCTGCAAGCTTTACCAGATGACTCGGAAGTCTCTTTTTCTTTTGTGGTGGCTCGCTTATGGCCCTATCTTTCGCCCAGGCCAGAGACCTAACACGAACCTCTAAAACTGCTGGACTAATTCCGTTTTGAGCAGCTCGTTCGTATTCTTGTGGAGTGATATAGAAATCGTAGTTCACCAGTCATTACCCCCGATATTGCACTTAATCTTTGGAATGTGCATTATTTTATAAAAACTAACCAATGTGTCTTATTTCTTCGGTTTCCGAATAGCGGCTTTTGGCCAATGGCTTTTAAAACTTCACTCAATTTAACTTGTTCTTCATTCCATTTAAAAATTAATGTTCCATTGGGCCTTAGTACTCTCATACACTCCTGAAAACCCTGTGAAATATCCTGTTTCCAGTTGTCGGAGAGTATGCCGTATTTTTTGGCTAACCATGAATTTTGCCCGGCCTGTTTCAAGTGAGGAGGATCAAAAATAATCAAGTAAAAAGAATTGTCAGGAAAAGGCATGTTTCTAAAATCTGCAATTATATCCGGTTTAATGTTAAGCACCCGCCCATCACACAGGACTTCTGTCAAACACCGGTTGTCCATATATAAGACGTCGGGATGCTGCTTTTCAAACCAAATCATTCGGCTGCCACAAGTTGCATCTAAAATACGTTGCATCTAATCACCTGCCCTGTTTCGCAATTTTTACAGACTACGCACTAAACTAAAACTTCCATAAGTCATAGTTTTTATTAAACTTAACCTTGCGGGAAATAGTACCTTTTGGCGGCTGTGTTTCTTTGAAAATGAAATGCTTATTTAATAGCTCGTCACAAGCTATTTTTACCTGCTTTTCGCTTACTCCAAGGGCCTCGGCAGCTTCTCTTAATGATAAGTGACACTCCTTGCGCTGATAGCCATATGTTAGTCTAATTACCAATAAGCAAAGAGCATATTTCGTCCCTGAAAGCTTACCTGCGCGCCGATAAAGAGCTTCAAGTATCTCATTGGCTATTTTTGTAAATCCATTTTCTGTTTGTGGATTTGCCAATCGCATCACCACTCATATTTCAGACTAGTTAAAGGGGTGCAGGAGTTACCTACACCCTTACTTAATCATAGGTCCACCTGCGCCCACGATTCGACACATTTCGACAAAACTGCCCTCAAAAGGTAAATATACCAGCAAGGGGGTCAAAACGAATATAGTCCATTCTGACGCGTCTGAATACTATTTATCTCTTCTCAGCTAAATTTAAGGGGAATTGAGAGAAACAAGTCTTTCTTGGTGGGTTAAGGTTTTTTGGGGGTTGGGCGTACCTCCGCAGCAATCATTTACTGGTCGTGCTATATTCATAATCTTTTCCTCCTTTATCTCTCAGTACAATAGTGGGCAGGACCTTCCTACCGTGTTTGATGGCCTCTTGGTTGGTTTTAACGGCCAGATCGACCAAATAATATTGGTTTGTCCCCCTCGATACTTCCAGGGTCCTTTTGCGCATGGCTGCGCCGGTGTCCTGGGCTATTTTAAGCCCGTGGCCGGGGATTAGAAACCTCGTCCCGTATGGAAAGATTTTCGGATCCACGGCCACGGTATAGGAGGAGGGATATACACCGGTAGAAGTTTTTACATCCCCGTCATTACAAAGTCCTCTGGAATCGTAGGGAGCATAGGCTGTGGTTTCGACAAAAAGGACATCAAACTTAGTCATAAATTCATTGATGGTATTTTCGAGTTTTTCTAACCGATTGCCGGTTTCTTCTAAAAACCTGTCAGACATTTTTACTAAAGTTACGGTTTGGAAAATGTTTAAGGTAATCGAAAAAATAAGGAGAATTGAAAGAAAAAGTGATAAGCGCACCAACTGTTTGCATGTTCTGTAAATATCACCCATAAGGAACCTCTCAAGGGGTGGGGGCTTTGCACCCCCGTTTATTTCTCTTTCTCCCTGTCAAACTCAAACAGACCGCCGGCCTCCTGTTCGGCAAGCTCTTGATCAAATTTCCGGCTTTCTTCCTCGGAAAAACTGTATTCGGCCTGAATATCGCCGTCTGCCCCGTCAACATATTCGATGGCACCTGTTTCATCCAGGCTTTCGTTGTATATGACGGCCTGGTCTGCCTTCATGGCGCGCTGGATGTCGATAGACATAATCCCCCAAGTCTTGAGCAAGAGCTTGATAACAGTTTTACGATACATAAAATGCGGGTCTTTCTTCCACATCCCCTTGGGATTGTTGTATGACTTGCTGTACCGCTTCCCATGCGCCTCCAGTTCAGCGATAGTCATGTATAGCCCTTTAGAAAAGCCATTTGCAAGGCGGAAAAAGGCATAGTATCCTATGATTTTATCCGTTTTACCTGCTGCCCTATGTTTCCAAGTGGATGGATCTGTGAAAGTCACGTCGCCTGTCAAAGGATTGTAGCTGGCCAGCTCGTCCTCATACACTTCCGAAACGTGCATGGTGGAATATAGCCCGGTCCGGATGGACAATTGAGCGAAGCCTTTCCATTGCACCTGAAACTGGGCCTTCTTCCCCTCCTTGCCGTCATAAGGTATTATTGCGGCGAATCCCAGGTTCGGGTCAATCGGCAGGTCCAACGTCGCTGCCGTGGCCGCCGCCGCCACAACGGAATGAGGGTCACAAGCGGCCAGTTCCCTATTCGTGTTGGTGACATTGATAACTGAAGCTATAAACCCGGCAGCCTTAGCCCCTAGAATTTCCTCAAACCGTTTCTTGACGGCTTCGTTCGATAGGAGTGATTTCACCGTCACGGCCGGAAGATTTTTCTTTTCGGCCTGATTATTTAGTCTGTCTTTCAGCTTGTCTTTATCTTTAAGGTCCATGATTTAAACCTCCTTGACATTAAAGTTTAACGCCAAAATTTTGCATGCCATGGACATAAGTCCATATATTCAGTTACCTTGGTTGTGCATTTATCGCACATAGGCAAGTCATATGCGTCTTTCTCCCTCCCCGAAGGGAATGGGCGGGTCCAGGCTTCATCCTTATCCTGGTTATCACCGTCAGGTGTTTTTCACGCCACCCGCCCAAAAGTTATTTACCTAGGACTACCAGTAACCACTAAATACCCCGGCAGCTCTTTTCTGATAGTTTCGATTTCTGCTCGAACAGCTTCA